GTAGTTGTTTAACAAGGTCATTTGATGAGTCTTCTGTGAAGTCGTCATCATCCTCGTAGTCGTAATTGGACATAGTGGTCCTTCTCCCTATTAGTTGTTTGACGCAGGCCTCACATATCCTTGGGGCGGGTTATGTGGCTCCTACTACTGGTCTTCTTGTCGCTCCACTAGGCCAGTCGTTCTAGTGGCAGGCTTTGTTATTTAGAAATTACCAGCGCGATCTCGTGCTAATGCACTAGATGACACTCCGCTTTGACCACCAAAGGTGGCCTTTTCCAGTCCAGTAATCTTCTGACGTTGTGCTCTTGCTTCTTGAGCACCAGGAACTGCAAAGACTTCTCGCTCTGCAGTAGTTTGTGTATATGGATCTTCTCCATAGATTGAGGCAAGTTGTGAACCACGCTGTAATCCACCAGCAATAGTGCTGTAACCTTGCTGAGCAGTCTGCTTAGTAACACCGTAACGTGCAAGATATTCTGCATCTGTTACGTTAGTTGCAAGTCCCATTTGAACTGCTGTTGATCCAACCTCTGCCGCAGTAATACGACGCTTGATTTGCTCAAGCCCCTTAGTTGGGTCAAGTGCATATGCAAGAAGATCACCATTAGTAATATCTGGGTAGAAAGTCTTAAGAGCAATACTGACTTCTGGGTTAGCATACATCAGACGCTTTTGCGCTGTAGAAACACGATCTTCTAATTCAACTGCAGAGACATCGTTAGCAATGAAGTTAGTAAAACCTTCTTGCATACCAAGGTCTCCCCTTTTCCAGTAAGATTCTGGAAGTCCTGCATTACGCAAGATACTCTGGTACTGGTCCTCAAGACCCAAGTACTCAGCTTCATTGATTGCTTTTAGTCCTTTAGAAATACGCTGAGCATTTGCTGAAAAACGTCTTTTGTAAGGCTCTGATTCGCGCAACTTAATAGTAAATTCTGCAGGTGATGCACCTGAAGTAATTAAACCTTTTAATGGTTCTACTAACGAACTAAGACCATACTGTGAAAATTGTGCATATAATAAATCGTAAGCAGATTGACGTTCCGCTCTTCCTGCTGCATCAACTGCAGCTTTATCTGCTGCAGCTTTATCCGCTGCCGCTTTTGCTGCTGCTGCTTTTGCTGCTGCATCAGCTGCAGCTTTGTTTGCTGCCTCTTGAGCTGCTTTAGCAGCTGCTATTTCTGCTGCAGTTTTAGCTGCTGCTGCTGCTGCATCAGCAGCTGCCTTATCTGCAGCTGCTTTATCTGCTGCTGCTTTAGCCTCTGCAGCTGCTTGTGCTGCTGCTGCATCTGCAGCGGCTTTTGCTGCTGCTGAATTATCGGCTGTTGCGTTATCTTCTGCAGCAGTTGCAGATTCAGATGTAAGTGGTATTCCTAAGAAAATTTTTTCTTGATCGTTTAATGGTTGACCAGCCGCTAATTTTCTAGCAGCAGCTTGTTGTTGAGCACGAGTTAAAGTTACAGTAATTGGACTGTTTGTTGTTACTCCGCCACCGTCAATTTGCATTAAACTTGGATTAAAGTTAAACATTATTACCCCTGAAATCCGAAGTCACGTAGCACCTGCAATGCTGCAGTTGATACATCTTCTTTTGCTTGGGCAGTGTACTGCCAACGGTTGTCTTGGCGAAGTTGTTTTCTAAAGTCGTACAAGTTCATATCGCCTTTGTCCGTAATTGCAGAACGAAGTAATGGGTCATTAAGATCAATCTGGTTAGGATCGCCAATTTCAAGGACGTTAGCCATAACGGTACGATACGGAGCAAATACTTGTTTGAGGGTATAACCCTGAGATAGCAAGTCACGAACATATTGAGGCTGTCCTTGTGATGCTAATTTACGAGCATCGGCTATTACGCGGTTAACATCAATGTTACCAGAGATAATCCCTTGTATAACTTGTTGTTCTGTTGCTGCACCTGGCAAGATGTCGCTTACTTGGAATCCATTATCACGAGCTGCTTCAACCAACTTGTCATAGTTAGCAAGTGCCTCACCTGAGTAACCTTCAGTTACTTTTCCGCCAATCATTCCTGCCATTGTCTTGACAGATGCTGCAAGGAAGTCTGTAATAAAAGATTCATCTTCACTACGATTAGTAATGTAAAGATTTTCTGCTGCCTGACGCAACGCTGCAGGATCTGATGCTGCAGCAGAACCTATTGCTACCGCACGTTTTTTAAGACTTGCTTCAATCTTTGCAATTTCCATCTCATAAGCAGTTGTTCCTTGGGCTTGACCAGATGCTTGCAAATCGCGAAAGTTGTAGTATTGGACATAGCGGTTCTTGATCTCTTTGGAGTTTTGCTTGTACCAAACATCATCACGAACCAATTTTAAGAAAGCGTCCTGAGTCATACCAGGAGTCTTTACATATTTTTCAAGTAATAGTTTTAGACTTGGTATGTTCTTAAATAAAGTTGCAGATAGAGTTAAATCTGCAGTAGTAGCTGCGGCACCAAGTGCGGTTGCTTCTCTGTCTGCAGGTGTTTCAACCTTTACTATTTCGCCAGGCTTTGGTTTTGGCTTTGGCGTAGGAGTAGGTTTTGGCGTAGGCGTAGGCGTAGGCGTAGGTGTAGGCGTTGGAGTAGGTTTAGGAGAACCAGGAGTCTGTACTGGTGTGCCAGTAGGTCCTCCTTGAATAGCAGTAGCAGATGGTGTTGTTGTAACTTTCCTACGTGCTTCTACAAGAATATCATTAGACTTTTTTATTGCAGCATCAATTGTCTTATTAAGTGAATTATAGTCTTTAACTAAACGATCAAATTCTTTTTGTTCTATTGCAGAAAGTTTATCTCCACGAGCAATCTTCGTAGCCCAAATACCAAGTTGTGATTCGTAATCTTCTAATCTTGGCTTTAGAGTATTAGCATAATCAATTTGGTTTTTAGAACGTGCCTGCGTTTCACTATCTATTTTATCTTTTGAAGCCTGTGCTTGTGCTTTTGCAGCCGCAGTTCTTGCTGCTGCTTGAGCGGCCTTTGCATCTGCAATTAACTTATTAACATCAACTGCCATTAGTCTAGGCCTCCAAGTTCTTTCATAAGAATCGTGTAGGCATCAGTTGCACGTACATTTTGTGCTTCGTCAGTTGCTTGCAACTTTTCTGTAATAAACTGTTGTTCATCTATTCCACCCTTGGTGGTTACAAAACCCTCACCCTGTGTTTGAACACTAGGTTGTTTACGCTGTTCAGCGTTAATCATCTTGAGATATTTGGCTTGTTCTGCCTTGGTTAAATTACGCTCAAGTAGATCTACTGCAACAGTATTAAGAAGTTTAGCGGTTTGAGATGCGCTTGTTATATAAGTTTGACGGGTAGTTGTTGGGTCGTCTTCTCCGTCATCACCTGAGATAATACTTGTAAGGACATCATAGCGTGCAGTAGGAGTTGTTGCTCCAACCATCTTATCTAGTGCTACTTGACCCTGGTACTTTTCTTCTAACTTTGCTAGAGCTGTGTAGTACTTAAGGTCAAAATTACTTGATACCTTGCCCTTCCAAAGTCCTGCTTCTTTTAATCTTTCAGCCAAAGCAAGACGTGCTTCGTTAGAAGCCTGTGAAATATTCTTTACGAAAACATCAAAGGCAACCTCGCTACTGGTAGCTGATCCGCTAGTTTGTGTTGCAGGAGCAGACATTGCTCGTGCAGCATCTGGACCGGAAGTTGGACTAACCATCAGTATCTCCTAATAACGATGCAAACAATGTATTGTAAGCACTCATAGTATTTTCATTTGCTTTTGAAAGTTCACGAATCTTGACGATTGTAGAATCCTTCATAAAAGCAACAAGGTTTGTAGTTCCTGAAACAGTATCTAATGCTTGTCTTTGCATTTTGTAAGAGTCATAGGCATCTAGCATTTCCTTCAAAGGCTTTTGTACAGAAGGACGTGCAGTTACGGTCTTGTCATTAAGCATATTGCGTAGATCATCAATAGCGTTGATACGCTCAATTGCCTTCTTGCCACCCTGTGATAACTCTTCTTGTAGCAATGGTCGTCCTGCTTTGAATGTCTTAGCCCAAGCCTGGAACTCATTGCGTGCCATAGTACGCTCAAAGTCTGTAATCTTAGTCTTCAAAGAAGTCTCGTAATCATTCTTCTTACCGTAATAAACCTGTAGATCTGCAGCAGTTTGTACCTCACGCAAGTAGTCATCTACACGCTTGTTGTACTTAAGACCCATATCTTTCATAGTCTTGTAGGCATCCCAAGAGAAGCCTGACTTGTGAGGAATAAGGAACGCTGCTCCTTGTGGATAACGCTCAAATAGATCCTTGTTATTCTCTACAAAGGTACCTGATTCTTCTGCATATCTAATGATAGCAACAGTCTTCTTCTCAGATTCTGGAATAGTAAATGGAATCTGGTTAGGGAATAACTCAACCCATTTAGCCATAGCTGCGTCGTAATCGCCAGGGTATTGATCTAACAAACCATTCCAAGCCTGCTTGAAGTTTGCCTTTCCATTATCTTTAATCCAGTCAGCCATATCAGCCTTAAGCTGAACCTGTGGTGATGCTGGTGCAAAGAATCCAAATACGAATCTAGTACCAAGAATACCTAGAACTGTGTTCTTAACACGCTGACGATACTCTTCTTGCTCCTGAATAGTAGGAGGAATGAGGTTGCCTGTCTCATCAAACTTCTGTGGTAGTCCGTGACCACCTGCTTCAAGATATGTTACCGCTTTACGCCACGCACTTGCGTACTGTGAGTCGCGTTCATCCGTACTCATAGTCTCGTATATACGATTAACGTGAGCAGGTAGGAAAGCAGATACAAATGAGCGCCCTACTGCGTACTTACCCATAGTAAGTTGAGTAATTGAGTCTGCAGCACCTGGTGCTCCAGCAACATCTACTAGATTTGATATAACCTTCATAGATACACCAGCTAATGGACCTGAAAATGTAGGAATCAAAGAGTCTTGGTTCAAAGATGGGGTAAGCATCTTGACTTGTGCTCCAAATTGCACAGGAAATGGTGTCTTAAAGTCAGCAGGAATACCCACTGCTGTCATTGCACCACGTACTGCTGCGTAAATAGGTTCAATACCAGGATAGACAAAGTACTTTTCGCCTTGGTCATCCTCTTGAATCCAACCATTGTGAGCAATTCCATCATAAGTAAGCGCAGCTTTGCGAACAGCCATTGGATTATAGGCAACAACGCGAGACATACGACGATAGAAGTCTTCAGTTGCACGATAGAAACGTGAAAAGTTACGAGCACCGAATGCTAACTGTGTACGAACCAGTGGATTATCCACATATTGTAGTACTTGAGATACCGCACGTTCTTCAACTAGCTCTGCAAATTGACGCTTTGCACGCTCTGTAGCTGTAGCAATCTTCTTTGGATTTGTTTGATCCACTTTACTAACAACAGAGTTGATATACGCTTGCTCAAAACCAGACTTCTTCATCTGCTTACGGATACTAATGATCTCATTAAAGACAATAGGCTGACGAGACATACGTGAGTTAGAAAGACCTAGCCAAGTCCAACCCTTTGACATCAAAGATGCGGTTACATTGCCTGATTCTGACAAAGGAACCAATTGCGGTCCAAGAACATAGGCTGGAATATCGGTATCATCTAACTTAGATACGTCATCTAATGATAGTTGACCAGAGATAATGTATTCTCCTTGGTCATTCTGTACACGAATCTTATTAAGAAGGTCTACGTTAATCTCTTTAGCAGCACCTGCTGTAGCGCCACGTTTTTCAAAGATTTCTGCTGCTCTATTGTAAACAATCTCAGCGTGCTGTCTTTCATCAATACCTTTTGCTGCAAGTTGTGCTTCTTTACGTAGAGTTGGATTCTTTTGCATCCAATCCATAATTTTTGTAATAGCAAGTTCCTTATTATCAAGGTTTGCTACAGCAACAGCACCAAGTCTGTCGTTTGCATAGTAGTTAATACGCATAAGCCAGGTAAGTAGCGCTGCTTCATCGCGGTTACCCAATGAACGAGACTCAAACTTACGACCATCTTTTGCGATTCCGTACTTTGCAGCCTTTGGCTCATTGATTACGAGAGCTTCGCTGCGAACACCGTGTGAACGAGTAAAGATAGTTGACCGTGTAATGAAGTCACCACCGGTAGCAAAGTTGCCTGCACCTTCAGATACAAGAGACATAGAGTTGTCTAGGTTTCCGTAGACAAGATGCTCTGCAAGGATTGCCGCTTCTTCTTCAAACATAGGCTTCATACCTAATGCTTCACGATAGCGGTTAACTCGTCCAGATGTAAGAGCAGTAGCAACAATACGACGGGTCTGACCTACCGCACCACCTGCTGTAGTCTGCTTAAGAGTTTCAATCTCTGCTGCGAGATTTGCTTTAACAACAGGATCTGTTGAAATCTTTATTGCTTCTCTTTTTGCTTTAATCTCATCGCGTGCTTTGACGATCATATCGTCAACTGCTGTAATTTCAGCTTCATACTTAGCTGCTTCGCTCTTATTAAGAATCCTAAGAACGCCACCTAGTGGATTGTCTGACCAAGTTTTAGTCTTTCTTGCACCTTCTAGCGCTGTGTTAACGCGAGTTGAAAGATAACGACTCTTAGCAAGACCCCAAGGGCTACCACCGATAGCAAGGTGAACCATTAGATCTTCAGATGCGTTACGAATGGCATAGCGTGGACCAGCAAGGGTTAGGAATGACCAGTATCCAGTCATATCATCTACCCAACCTTTATTGGCTTGACCAAACATTCTGCCAATAAGACCACTACGCGCTGCTGCTCTGTCAATATCTACAAGGCTAGGCGTGGTCATAAAAGGATTATAGTCAGATGGGATTGCGCCAAGGTCCTGAAAGTCATCAGCAAAGTTTCCTATAGAAAACTTAGCATCACCCTTAGTAACAGTCTGATTAGTAATCTTCTGACCAGCTTCTGTAAGGTTTAGACCACGTGCCTCTGCAATAGTTCCCCAGATACCCTTAACCATTTCTTTGCGCTGACCTACTTCGGTTGACGCTTCAAAAGTTTCTGCAATCATTCTTGCATCGTACTTAGTCATTACAAGACGTGCTAAGCGATAGACCTGTGTTGAGGCATCTGCTGCAGTTACATCAAATACATCATCCTTGAACATAGGAGCTATGTTGAACTTAGACTTAAACTTGTCTAAACGCTCTCCGACTGCTCTGGATGATAAACGTAGAGCACCCTTTATATCTTGAGATGCTTTTACTTTTTCACCAAGAAGTGTGGCATCTTCTGTAAGTGTCTTACGGATTCCATCTGTATCTGATAGTTGACCATATAGGTCGTCTATAATTCTAGGAGCAAAACGGTCAATGTTGATTACTTTATCAGCACCAGTAACGATTGCTATACGTGCCTTACGTGTGGCATCTAAACGTGGAAGGATAATGCGCTTGCGTCCAACTGAACCCTTTAGTAATCCAACAGATTCTTCTGTATTTAATAAGAAAGCCCTTGCTGTATTGGCATCTACTATGTCAGCCTTCTGGAATACTCTGATTACTTCTTGACCAAATTCAGGAGCAAGTGTTTTAAGAGCATCACGTGCTTCTACTAATTCCTTACCCTTGGCATTGGAATTTTGAAGTCCTGTGTACTTAGCTAAAGCTGTTCCATATTGATTCCAAAATGCTGTAGCGTTAGGATTAGCAAAATACTCTGCTACCTTTTCTCCCTTAGTAATAACATCAAGTGAGTACTTGCTTATTACATACATAGAACGTAACTTTGATGCAACCACAAGTGGGTCTGCAAACAAACGATAAGCAGCATCTGTGGTTCCAGAAACTAGACCATAGACTAAGCCATTTTTTTCAAGTGCTTCAGGAAGAATAGTGTTAGCAATAAAACGACCTGGAGAAAACTTAGCTCTATCAACTTCTGCAAGAGTGTCGTTAAATAGGTCACGTGCTGCCTCAACATCATTTACATTTGGAACAGTCTTGTTGCGTGGATCTGCCAACATAAGGTACTTCTGTTGTTCAGGTGTAGCAGTTGCAAAGATCTTTGATACATCTTCGCCACCCTTGATACGCATAGCAATATCTACTGCGTCGCGTCCATATTTTGATCTAGCGTTTTCGATGCGTCCTTCGTTAAATACTTTGTCGCCTTTATCATTTGCTTTATCCCAAGCAAAGCCAATTTCGCCCTCAGATAGTGGAATAGCAACAGCGCGATAAGCGCGAGTCATTGCATCAGATGCTTCGATAACACCCTTAAAAGCAAGTGTTAATGGATTGTAGTTAGCAGCATAGTGCCAAGCACTTCCAAGCCAACCACGAGATGGTTTAGTAGCAGGATCTTCTGTTCCATATTTCTTAACAAGGTCTGCCTGTTGGTCAGGAGGTAATGCAGCGTACTTAGCTGCAGCTACCTCTTTAGGAAGGTTAGATAGTTCTCTATGAACAAAAAGAGATTTAACTAAATCATCAACTTGTTTTTTTGATTCACCTTTAAGATTGGCTGCAAGAGCGGCTGCTTTAAGATTATCAGCCATTAGTTACCTTGCGCTAGTGCTTCTTGGTACAATACTGCTATTTCTCCAGTGCTGTCATAAGGAAGCATTTGTGCTAAAGAGTCTGAAAGTTTAATCATATTTTTTTGCATCATTAAAGCATTAGATCCTGGACCTGCACCCATATCAATACCTGCAGTAATTGGTTCGCCTGGACGCTGTGATGGTGCATATAATTCTGTTATTGGTCCTTGCATTGCAGCCTCACGTACATCGCCTGCGCGAGCAGGACGTGTATCTGGAGTTTTAGAAAGCGGAGCACCTGACTTAATAGCCTGCGTCTCAACGCCTTCACCGTATGCTGTAGATCCCATTTGCAAATTATCAGTACGTGTGGAGTACTTACCTGGGCCTGCTGGTCCAGCCAGTGGATTCATCATACTCACTGTTTGTCCTCCTCTAATTTTTCTAAATCTGCTGTCATATCTTCCCAAGCCCTATTGGTTTGAGTAAGATGATTTGAATGATAAATTGCTAACTCCATTAGCTCACCTGTTAATGTTTCAACAGATGATGCAATGTTGTGTAGAAAGCCTACGCCTACAACAACTAAGTCAAGAAAGCGCACTGGGCGAGGAACGTAGTCATTATCTTTCATCGCTCAGTACACCTTCCATTAAAAAGTTATTATCCCTTTTTGACTTTGTTTCCCTTGCGTCCTGCTGGCATCATTGATGGCATTACTTTGCCGCCTGCTGGCTTGGAGTTGTCCATCTTGCCTTCCTTTGGCTTAGCCATTGGAGCTGCTGCACGTGATCCTTTGTTCATATTACACCTCCTCTGATTATGCTGCGCCGGTGATACCAGCTAGTAGTTGGGCTATATCGGGTTTTTGACCAGCAGCAGGGGCCTGACCAGCTTGTTCTTGTGGAGGTTGCTGCGAGGCAGGAGCGGGGGCCGCACCTGCTGCTGGAAGCTGTTGCTCCATACCTGGTGCCATAGGTGGCATCTGCTGGGCTGGAGGTGGTTCTGGTGTAAATGCTTTTTCAATAACTGATTCTAATGATTGTCCCTTTTGACGACCTTGGATAACAGATGCGATACGTGAGATAATCTCACTAGGGTCTTGACCTTGCGCTGCAAGGGCTGGAATTGCTTGAGCATACTGAGCAACAGCCACCCGCAGAGAATCGCGCATTTCTTCGATATCAACACGTTGTTCCTCCTGCGTAACATTTAAGTCCATTGGAATCTCACGACGTACATAGTCACGAGATACGAGCTTGTCTGAACGCATTTGTAGTAAAGCAATAATGGCACGGTTAGGGTCCATACCAGACATAATTCCGTAACGTACATCTACGTTGTACTCACCCTTGATGTCACGAGATGGTGTGTACTTGAGAACGTAAGGTGTTCCGTCATCTGTTCCCTTAATGGTCTTTGGAATACCACCAAATACTTTCTCGTCTGCTTCAAAGCATACAGAGATAAGTTCTTGGAACATACGAGCAAACTGTGCTTGTGCTGCCTTGATCTGTGTATCAAAGCCAGCTTGTAAGGCTTGTACACCGCGACCTGTTACAACTGATGCGTCAATGTTACCTGAACGAGATTCAGGATAACGAGCACCAAGGCGTAGTTCACGTTCTAATACACCAGATTCTGCAAAGATGCCAGGTGGTAGGTCTAATGCAACACGACGAATGCCCTGTGGATTGGCAGAACGCATAATGGAATCTGGGCCAAGAGCAAGTTCTTGCACATCTTGTGGGATAGCAATAGGTGCTTGGATAGACTTTTCTGCTGCTTGGATTTGCAAGATTGCAAAGCGAGCACGGGCAAGCTGAACTGATAGAACATCATCAAACTGTCCACGTGCTTCACCATCTAGGGAGGCACGCATAATGACAGATGCCATTGCTTTACCTAAAATGTTAGGTGTGCGTGATAGGACTAAGTTCTTGCGCTCTGGTAAGTAGAGCAGGTCTTGTTCTTTGTCGTGATACTTGACCATTGAGATATAAGGAGAAGAAAGACCATACTGGTTTCGTCCTAAGATTAAATCGTAAAACTCTGGATACTGAGCGCCTAACGTCTCTGCATCGGTAACAATGACTTGAGTAACAGATAAGACGCGACCATAACGATCTAACTCTGGGTAGGTACCAAATGGGTTAAGCATACGGATACGAGGATTGTTGTCATCGTAATCCATCTCAACCATACCGATACCAAGACCATAGGTGTTATACCAGTCTGCTGCTGTGTACATCTGCAGTTGTAGGTCAGAGTTTGTTACATAAAAGTTTGCAATACGAGTTCTAGTATCTGCAGCCTTGCGTGCTGCATCTGAAACCATATTGGTTGCTGAGCAGTTAAGAGATGGCAACGGTGCCATTGCTTCGGCTAAGTCACGTGCTGCTACGTCAATGAAGTTTGCAACCAGAGGCTTTGGGTATTCCTCTGAAAACATTGCTGGGTATACCTTAGAGATATCACCCTGACGCACTGAGAGCACATCACGCATACGTTGATCTCGCGCTGATGAGCGCGTACGTAAGCGTGCTAGCTTAGCGTCTACTTCTTTGACTGATAACAATGGGGGTCCTTACTTAGACTTTTTGTTTAATTTACTTAATTTTTTGTTTACTTTTTCTGAGCGTGAGATATTTGGTCCAAATTTTCCACTTGGTGGATTTGCTTTTGCAACTTCTGGGTTCTTTTTAGCCCAAGCATTATATGCACTTTTTGCTTCTTTATATGATGATGGTTGTGTCATCGGGGCATTAGGATTACCAATACGACGCACTTTGCTTTTAGCAACTTGCTTAGGCTTTGATTCATTACGACCAGAGTAGTTACTTTCGTTGTAACCCTTTTTGTATTTAATAGCAACATCTTTATTAGCAGCCTTAAGAGCACGAGCATTCGCTTTTGCTTCTGATTTAACTGCTTGCTTCCCAGCAACTTTTGCAGCAACCTTAGCGACTCCACGTACAATAGAACCAGGAGTAATGATCTCACCCTTGTTGACTGTAAGTTTGCCAGACTTGTATGCTTTTTCAAAATCTTTTTTAGCATTAGACTTTTTAGTTAATTCTGGGTACTTCTTAGCAATGGCTTTCTTAGCATTTGCTTCAGCCTTCTTAACACCTGCAGGTGATACCTGACGCTGGTATTCTTTTACAGCAGCAGGTCCTGTAAGTGGCTTAGGCATAGGCTTCTTAACACCAGTTGATGGTGTACGTGGTGCCATTGGTTTCTTAGGCGCAGGCTTCTTCATTTGTGCCATTACTATCTCCTACTTATTTACTGAGCCGCGAAGACCGCTGCCACTGCCGAGTGAACCAATACCGCCGCGCATACCTGAACCACCACGTGCCTTTACAGGAACTTTTGGTGTTGAAGGCTTTGCTGTACGTTGACCTTTTTTCTCTTTTGCTTCGCGGTCAATTTGCTTTGGGATATTAGG